TCGTAGTGTATTCGAGGAACACACAGCGGAAGTACTGGAGGGGTTCGACTATGAGCCCTACACAGTACCCTACACAATACACAGAAACTACAGGCCGGACTTTGTACACGCCCCCAGTGACACGCTGGTTGAGTGTAAAGGGTTCTTCAGAGAAGGTGACACTAAGAAATACACTAGCATCAGAGACAGTCTTGAGGACTACCAGAGACTCGTGTTTGTTCTTATGAACCCAAATAAAAAAGTAAGGAAAGGAGCTAAGATAACTATGTCTCAATGGTGTGAAAAACAAGGTCTTTCATGGTACACTTTAGATACGCTACAGGAGTTGATGGATGATGTCTCTAACAATGGAGGAAATTAAGGAACGTCTTCTACGTGACTACGACCCTGAAGACTTTGTGGAAGCACTGGAGATAACTTCTGAAGAACTTCTGGACAGGTTTGAGGACAAGCTGATAAACAAGATAGAGGAGTTCGCAGAGGAGTTAGAGGATGAAGAGGAGGACGAAGATGAGTATTGACGCAGCGACTAAGGAGGACTGGGACGCTCTAGTCTACAAACCGCCTCACTACAATCAAGGAGGTGTCGAGGCCATAGACTACATTAAGCAGCAACTAGGAGAAGGAATAATTGAGTACTGCGAAGGCAACGTAATAAAGTATTTACACAGGTGGCGTTACAAGAACGGTCTACAGGACCTGAAGAAAGCACAGTGGTACTTAAACAAAATGGTCGTGGAACAGGAGTTGTTAGAATGAAGGTAATTAAAGGAAGTTTTGACCAGAAACCAAAGACAGACGAACTCACTGTTCCTATGGTGTTTGACGCTATAGTCGCTAAGGAAGACTTGGAAAACTACGACGAGGCTTTTTGCATTATCAAGTCAGAAGACTTCATCGTTGTTTCTACAAACATGGACACAGTAGGGCTTTACTTCCTTCTGGACCAACTTAAGATGTCACTATTAACTGGAGGAGAATACGAACTATAATGGACGCATATCAAGAATACATACACAAGAGCCGCTATGCCCGGTACTTACCTGAAGAACAGCGCAGGGAGACATGGGAAGAAACTGTAAACCGTTACTTGGACTTCTGGGTCAGTAAGGAGAAGTTGTCCAAGAAGGAAGCTAAGGACCTCTTTGGGCCTATCCACGGTCTTGACGTAATGCCCAGCATGAGGGCACTGATGACTGCTGGTGAGGCTCTGGACAGAGACAATGTAGCTGGGTTCAACTGCTCCTACTTACCCATAGACCATCCTAAAGCTTTTGACGAGATGATGTACATACTTATGTGTGGCACAGGAGTTGGCTTCAGTGTCGAACGTCAGTACATTACTAAGTTGCCTGAAGTAGCGGAGGAGCTACATGATACAGATACCGTTATACACGTCGCTGATAGCAAAGTTGGATGGGCTAAAGGATATAGAGAACTTATCGCAATGTTGTTTACTGGTCAGGTTCCAAAGTGGGACGTCTCTGGAGTTAGACCTGCGGGGGCAGCCCTTAAGACTTTCGGAGGTCGAGCGTCTGGTCCAGAACCTCTTGTTGACCTGTTTCAATTCACCGTGGAAGTCTTTCGGGCCTCTGCTGGTCGAAGACTTAGCTCCATTGAGTGCCACGATCTATGCTGTAAGATTGCACAAATTGTCGTCGTCGGCGGTGTGCGAAGGTCTGCTCTCATCAGTCTCAGTAACCTCACTGACGATAGACTACGACGGTGCAAGTCAGGACAGTGGTGGGTAGATAATCCTCAGCGTGGTTTGGCTAACAACTCTGCCTGTTACACAGAGAAACCTGACTTTGAAGCTTTCTTGAACGAGTGGAAGTCTCTGTATGAATCACGGTCAGGCGAGAGAGGTGTCTTTAGCCGTGTCGCAAGTCAGCGTCAGGCAGAGAAGAATGGACGTAGGGACGCCAGCTTTGACTTTGGTACAAACCCATGCTCAGAGATTATACTCAGGCCGTACCAGTTTTGTAACTTGTCTGAGGTGGTCGTGAGGGCCAATGACACACTGGAAAGCCTACGGCTCAAGGTCAGGTCTGCGGCTGTCCTAGGGACGCTACAGGCTACTCTGACTGACTTCAGGTACTTGCGTAAGATCTGGAAGGACAACACGCAAGAAGAGGCGTTGCTAGGGGTATCACTCACTGGCATCATGGACCATCCAGTTATGTCAGGGAGAAAGAGTCGTGAAGAACTACGGCATTGGCTCACGCAGCTTAAAGAGGAAGCTATTAAAACTAACCGTACTTGGGCTAAACGTCTTGGCATCAATGTTAGCACTGCCATTACTGCTGTTAAGCCTTCCGGTACTGTATCTCAGTTGGTTGACAGCGCGTCTGGCATCCACCCTAGATATGCTGAGCAATACATTAGACGAGTAAGAGCAGACGCACGAGATCCCTTGTGTGCTGTCTTAGAGGCTGCTGGAGTGCCTGTGGAGATAGACGTGACTTCTCCTACTACTAAGGTCTTCTCGTTCCCTATAAAGTCTCCTAAACAGGCTGTAGTAGCGACTGACATGGGAGCTATGGAGCAGTTGTGTCTGTGGGAGATGTATCAGGACTACTGGTGTGAACACAAGCCTTCCATGACTTGCTACTACAGAGACGACGAGTTCCTAGAGGTAGGCCAGTGGTTGTACAACAAGTTCGACAAGGTTAGTGGCATCAGCTTCCTACCTTACTCAGAACACACGTACCAGCAAGCACCCTATGAGCCTGTGGATCTGGAGACGTACCAGAAGCTAGTCAAGGAGTTTCCAAAGACTATCGAGTGGGACATCGTTGAGGAAACAGACATGACTGAAGGGTCACAACAGTTGGCCTGTGTTGGCAACAGTTGTGAGATATAGAGTTGGGGCCTAGCGCCCCATTTCTTCTCCTTGTGTTTGTCCCATGACAGCAGCAGAGGCAGCGGTGGTTAGCATACCTCGTTGTCTTTGTTGTTCCGCTTTTAGTACTGCATCGCTAGGTTGGAAGTCCACAATCTCGTCTACTACTTCTCCGTAACCTCTTCCGTCGCTCTTTCCTTTAGGGTGGACATAACCAGAACCACTTTTAAGGTCTCTAATCATAGGAGGAGTAACCGCAACTAACCTATTAGGAATGAGGTGTTTCATAGCCCTTAACGTAGGCACAACACTGCGAGTTTTCTCCTGTATTTTACCAGCAATCCCTTCAAACAAGTTATGCTCGTCTGACATAACACCTATTAGTTTACCGTCTTTAGTTACCTTGACTAAGTAATTTATACCGCCTTCCGTAATAGCGGAACCGGGACGAGACCCAGTTATCCACACTCCGCCGTCTGCTGCTTGGCCCTTAACAGAATATCTTCTTCTTGGTTCTTTTAAACCTTGTGATACTGCTGCTTCCGCGTTTAACAGAGAAAACAACTCATCAGCAGAAACATTGTCTCTGTTTTTGAAAATATTTTCTACTTTACTAACGAAAGGAGCGTTTTTTAACACGTCGTCGTAATGTTTCCCAGTATAAGAACCGCCTTTTCCGGGGTTTTTAATAGCTAGTATAGGAGTTTCTGCGTCTCTAAAAGAAACCTCTGGGCCGCCTCCTATCTTCTGTGAAGGCTCTGTCCACACTGTGCTGAAATGGTCTTCAATGAAGTCTAAATCTTCATTAGACAGTTTAATAGGCATTTTCTTTGGCTGGCCTGTGGAGTCTTTTGGGTACGGTTTCAGTCTATTGTTTCTAACTGAGTCAGCATAAGCCCCGAAGTAATATTCTACTGTTTCTGCAACGTCTGATCGTCTCATAATCTCGTCAAGAAGATCAGAGCCTCCTACTCTACCGGATTGAGCGTGTATCCTGCCTAAGTACTGACCCTGAGCTACTGCTCTTGGGTCTCCTTTTTCTATGTCTTTACCTCTCTTCAACGATTTAAAAGGAGGTAGATTATAAATAAAAGTTTCGAGTTTGCTGGTTGCTCCTTCTCTAGCTCTTTTCATTATTTGTTGAGAAGAAGTCGTTATACCTTGTTCTCTGTATTTAGCCCTAGAATCAGGAGAAGCCATGTCTCTGACGGTTCCTATTACTTGGTTAGGAACCCAAGCCGCAACTGAGGCTGCTTGTTGAGGCCCGTAGTAGCCGGAAATTACGTTATTGGCAGAACTAAGTAACATTCCTTTACCGGAGTCTTCTCCAGTGAGTTCGTCTACACGTCTTCCTGCTTTTATTGCTGTTGTAATGCCTTTTACAAAAGGAACAGCCTCTAATGCAGATAAG